CCGAAGGATTCTATTTTAAAGTCGACTAAGCGGTAGAACCCGCCCCCTCGAGAGGGAACGGGCAGGAGGTATTAGTAGTCTAAGTCCCAGTAATCCTCGTCTTGTAACGAGAGCCGCCATTCAGCTAGCTCTCTGTCAGTGTGTTCTTGCCAGTATCGGAACGTCCATTCTTCTGGGATCTGGTTCAAGAACGAACAGTGCATGGTTACTTCGTCACCACACTCGTCATAACAAATTGCAGTTCTAAGTTTCATTATATAATCCCCATCAGTATTGACGCTGAAGATAACGAGTTGGTGCTACAGCATTCACACCAACCTTGATCTTGATCTGGCTCCATTTCGGTTGAGTAGTCGCAACCTTTGTTCATACATATTGAGGGCATCAAGCCATCGTTCATGTAATCTTCGACGAGACTGGAGGGACAATCGTACCCCCAGTCAGCGGTTAGTGTTCTTAGTTTACTCACGATACCATTCTCCTTCCGTTGGTTATTTTAGTTTATCAAACTCAGCGATTAGTTGATCATAGAGTCGAGCCGCCGCTTCATTTCTATCAGCGTGTAGCATCATAAACATCATCTCGAGTTTAAACTTTAACTTATTGCCTAGAGTTGTCTCGGGTGGTTGATCCGTTTCAACTGCTTCGAATTCAATAGTTTTCATTCTGACGTTCCTTCTGTTTGAAGCCGAGGCCACTTAGCCCCGGCAGTTGATCTAGTCGTTAATCGTAATCGTAGCGGAGAAGTCTTTCTGATTTATCCACTGAGAGAACTTATCATCGAAGTCATAATCTCCAATGTAATCAGAGACGATGTCCTTGATTTGATAATCCCAATCAGAGATATCCAGATTTGATATTCTCTCGTCGACCATCATGTCGATGTCATAAGAATGATCGTTGATGTCAAACTCAGGTGAGTGAGTTTCCATCTTGGCTTCGACCGCATCATCCACTAGCTTCTGGATGGACGGTGCGATAAGTTTTAAGACGTACTCTCCGAGGTGTTTTTCGAACTCCCCCTTGTTGGATGCGGCGTCTTCGATTAGATTAGTTGTGTTTAGATCTGACATGTTTACCTCCTTGTCAGTTAGTGGCGGGAACACCATGCCCCCGCCGATAGAAATTAGTATGGGATCTCATCGTCGAGCAGGTCTTCGACTCTCTCGACAACCTTCGGTTTGACTTTGTACTCAATTACTTCGTCAAACTGACCAGTGGTGTATTGACCTTCAGAACTCAGATCACGTCCGACACTACGAAGCATCTCGCGAATCCCCTTGTGCAACTGGAGCAGAGTACTGTATTTCTCCCAGCCCTCTCCATGTTCGACCATGAGTCTGTCTAGTTCCTTCAGTTCACTAATGGTGAACCTGCATGAGATCTCAGTTGATAATAGATCAGTGTAACCAATTTTAGCCATTATAGCCTCCTATAAAATTAACAAACACACACGATTCTTCGTGCGATGGCTCTTATCTCGCTACTCAAATGATCGTGCTCAAAAAGCCTATCTCTTTTTGTGGAATCGTAAAGGAAGCCGAGCGTCCCCGCGAGGGTAGTCAGTGAAACGGCGGTTTTCGCTACGTTACAAAGTTCTGACGTTTCGTAACTTTGAGACCGACATCTGCATACACTTGCACCGGGCGAGGACACTACGGCCCGCAAGCCCGCCGCAATGTGGCGATAAGTTTATTCATCAAATGTTACGTTTCGTCTGAACTTTGTTACGTCGCGAACAACCGAGACCTTCCGACCCCAAAAGCCTATCTCTTTTGGGGTTTACGACACATCATTTGATAGCCACTCGGAGAGACAATCCGCACGGGGGATCATGTGTGTGTGTAGTTAGTCAGAAAAAAAAGTGCACCTGACGACAAGGCAAGGTCAATCGTGCCGTGGACAGAGGACCAAGCAGCTTTTGCCCTATGCAAAAGTGCAGGACCGATAGGCCACGCCGCGATAGATCCGCAGACCGAGTCAGCGCACGGTGTTAGAATGGGGGTTACTGTTCCCTGGCGCAACGGTGCAAGGTTCGGGTCGACATGTGCACCCCCCCGTAGAACGGGTAGGTGCGTGTCGACTGTCTATAAAACATGGTATTTCAAATTCATTCGGGTATAATTTCATTGCACTTGTGTGTAACAAACAACGGGTCCCTATCCCCGAGGAAAATTTTTGGGTGTAAATTCATTTGAGTTTGTTATACAATAATCTGGAAAGCAGGGTTTCATATGGCAAAAGACAAGTTTGATCCTCTTAATACTGACCTTATGCGGGTCATTCCGCCTAATCTTCGGGGTCCAATGACTGACGTCGGTATTTTTAGTCGTGTAGCGACGGACAATGTTTTAGGTTTTATTGACAATTATCTTTTTGACGGCAAGGCGAGACGTTTTGACGATGACTTCGAATCGACGGGCGAGACCCTTGGGACCGCGTTCCGGGAACAGCCTATTGAGACAGGCAAGGCTCTTGGCACTGGGATCTACGAGGGTGCGAAGGATATATACGAAGATCCTAAAGGGGCTTTTGATTCTGCGCTTACGGGGCTTGAGGGAGTTTTTGACAGGTTGAATACTCCGTATGATCAGTTGGATTTATCTACGGAGGAGGCGCAGCGTGACAGGGCCGGGGATTTAATGATTCTTGGCGAGGCTCTTGGCGGGACTGGTGTAATAACTAAAAGCTTGGCTAAGTTAACCAAGAAGCAGTTAAAGCAAAAAGTCATTGAGGAGAACCCTGGTTTAAATGAGGATCAGGTTAATTCGATTGTTGAGGACAGGGGTTATGATCCTACGGAGGCGATGAATGACTTGTACACCGACATAGGTCGTCCTGACAGGGGAATTGATTTTGATGCCCTTGATCAGGTTGATGATTTCTCTGAGATTGATCCACAGGTTATTGTTGGTGAGACTGGTTATAATCCTAGGGATAGGTATGAAGTTGACGATGTGGAGTATGAAGAGATAGATCTTGATACTTTTGTTGGTGATCCGGAATCGGAGATTGATCGGGCGTACAATCGTGGTGAGTTAGTTCCGATTGTCACGGCTGGGGATGCTGTTATTGGGACTGCGAATCCTAATCGAGTTGAGGATCTTGATGTTGACGGTGATTTATATGGTCCACCGGATACGTTAGACGAGGACGATTTATTTGCTGGCTTTGATGAGCCGCCTGAAGATGATGCAGGTCTGCTTGAAATGCGTGAGGCTATTGAAGTTGACGAGGACGAATTAATTCCAGGTTTAGACGAAGACGAAATAATTCGTAGAGAAAATGAGGCCGACGCTGTAGGTTTTGCAGAGGACGAATTAAACTACAATCCAGATGCTTATGTCGTAGAGGTAAGAAACTCGGTCCAGCAATATCTTGATGACAACAACATAAGTCTTGTTGATGCGAGAGAGCGGTTATCCCGCAATCAACTGGGGGATAGTTTTCCCAGGGATCTAGCTGCGTTTGTGGGCGATCAGGGGGTCACGACCCCTGGATATCTGACTCTTTCGTCTGCTTTGAGTCAGTTGGAGGCGTCGGTAACTCCGTTTGGTTTGGATGCTGAAGACATGCCTGACGATTTATATGATCGTTTACGGGACATTGCTTTGGAAGAACCTATTACGGAACAGCAAGCAACTGCTGTTAGGAACTTGGTAACGCAGACATTAAACATTGATGCCAATACTGACATGGATGTTGGCGGCGGTGCCTTTGATGATACGGTGGACCAGATAAACCAGGTTTTAGATGGTCAACCCCTTAATTTTACCAATCAGCAGGGTCAGGTCAACGCTTGGTTAACTGCTCCGGGGTACGAGAGATTTGCTCCAGATCCCACGGATGACTCTCCTGATTTCAGTACAGACGCTGAATTGGAAGCTGGGGACATAGGATTAACGAGTGAAAACAGTTACTTAACCAGTAGAATGGACAAAGCTATAACAGATTTGTCACAGAAGCAGACTAAGTTTGCTAGTTTAGAGCAGCTTGTTAACACGTTAATGAATAAGTATGGCGTACAGTTAACGGAGCTACAGGCTAGAAACATACCCACTGATAAGATTGAAGCGGATTTACGGGAGGGGTACTCCGCTCAAATGTTTAGTGGGGACAAGATAGATTTGAAAGAATTGATAGCAAATCGTCAACTGGAAGATCCGTTCGTGGTTCGTACGTTAGGTGGTAAGGATGTTGCTTATGCAACAAATTTTACAAAGGGTGTTACGAATTACAAGGAAACGCTGATTGGTTTGAGATTTCCAGAAATTTATAATGCGGGGGTCATGGACCCTGATCATTTTATGCGACATCAGGAAAAGATTGGTGGTCCAACCGTTGTTCACATAAGGACGGGCGAGTTTCCTGTGGCTCTTACTGCGGATGAGATGGCTGGCACGACCAGACAAAAGTCGTTTCATTTAGGTGAGATACAGAGTCAGGTTGAGCGTGTTCACAGGGATTCTAGAAGAAGTAGAAACATGATATTGGCTTTTGAAGATAAAGTTTTGAATGCTGCCGAAGTCGGTCGTTTTGAAACAGATAAAATTGCTGAAGATTCGGTTAAAAGAATAAAACTTTTTCGAGACGTTGAAAGATTAATATCTAATGGTGCTGCCCGAGATGACGCTGCTCCGGGTATGAAAAGAATGTTAGATAAGGCGGATAATGAGCTAGGCGAGCTTAATGCTTCTTATGATCTTTATGATTCAGACACAGGCGAACTTGTTAGACCGGGAGGTCAAGTCCTATCAAGTTTTGAGAACGAGTTTAGAGACATGCTTGCCGACACTAAAATCGAGTTGTTTGGAAAGTTTAAACGTGGTGATAACTTTGCTACCCCAGATTTGATGCAGAAAGTTTTGGATTACGCAAATCAAACGAACATCGATGACGTGGGTGTTGGCTCTATTTTTCAGACTGACCGCATAACGAGGATGGGTATTAAGGAAGCTTTACAGCAAGCCGTGGACACAGACGCGGAGTTCTTTACTCTTGGTACTGGGCAGATGGCGAAGAACATGACTTACGGTAAAGAAAAGGGGCAGAAGGAATACTACGATACTATTGTTCCAAAAACTTTTAACAAAATCATGGCTCAGATTGAAAAACAGAATGGTGTTGAGTTACCAAGATTAGAGAAGCGTAAGATTGAAACGCTAACTCAAGATGGCGACAATGTTATAGAGCAAGAGGTCTTGGGCATAGAACTTACGGATGAGTTGCGTGAGATATTCAAGTCTGGAAAAGTAGAAGCATTTCGCAAGGGCGGCTTAGTTACCTTGGCAAAAGAGGTATTATAGGCTAGAGTAATTGTAAACAAGGGACGAGGACCGAGACATGGGATTCTTTGCTGATTTAAAGATGGCGTTTAATCCATCTACACAAACCAAGGATTATGCTGCGCGGACGGCGCAGACTATTGCACGTCAGCAGGGCAAGAGCACTTCTGAGTCTACACAAGCACAGAATTATATGAAGAAGAAGGGTGTGACTTTAGATGACCTTGATGACATGACGCTTCTGAGTGCTAAGTCTTCTCCTAGTAAAAAGAGCAGTCCGAGCACTGATATTGATAAATCTCTCAGACCGAAGGTAAGACCGAAGAGATCTTATTTCGAAGATATATCCTCAAAGCCAGATCCAGTCTCTAACAAAATTATCCCATCCAAACCTACAAAGCCAAAGCGTGGTAACAAGAAAGCTAATGCTTTGGGGTATGGATACTACAACAAACAGAATGTTTGGATACCGCCTGATATAGATATGCAGGATGGCGGTGGTCCGGGGATCTCGGGTGCGGTTTTTGGATCTGCTGGCGGTTTGGAGGCTGACACGAACGACGACGGATATGTTTCAAGGTTAGAGGCTGAAGCGGCTGCGAAAGCTGGAACATTTAAGTATGGCATTGGTCGGTTGTCCAACGCTGTGGGCGCAACACCGTTTGGATCAGGAGAAGCTCCGACTGGAATTGCTGGAGTTGTAGCTAGTGGCGGGGCACTTGGATCTTTGATGGGTAACGAGTACGAACCAAGGGATCGAATGTTTGGTCCTGGCATGTCGATGACCCAGGAACAAGTTGATGCGTACATGAAGGAAGTTCAGGAAAGACGGGATAAAGCATTCATGGGTCCGCAATATAAATCTACGAATGACGGTTCTACCGCAACGGAGGTTGTACCGGAAAAAACTCCAGACGATCCATGTCCAGAGGGATACATGATGGACCCGACTACCAATCAGTGTGTTATGGACCCTTTTAAAACACCGTTCCCTGATACACCAGACGAGGTTATAGGTAGACCTGTTCCTATTTCCGGAGTAAGTCCGTATACACAAGTTGCTAACATGACGTTGGGTCAATTAAACCCATCGGTTCTGGCAAACGCGAATCCATTGGCGATGCAACAGGCACAGATGCCGCAAGGTGGTCTTGGGTCCTTGTCTCCTGTAACAAGTAGAACAAGTTAACGGACCATGAATCTCCAAGCTCTTCCAGAGGAAGCACTGAAAGAGATCTTGGCACTTACTGAGGCCAAGAAAAAGTTAGATATACGTGAAGAGGCGATTGAGAAGTTCATGCCCTTTGCTCATCATGTGTATGAGAACTTCATTGAGGGACGGCATCACAGGGTTATTGCGGAAAAACTTGAACGTGTGGCACGGGGAGATCTCAAGAGGCTTATAATTAATATGCCACCTCGTCATTCGAAGTCGGAATTTGCGTCATATTTGATGCCAGCATGGTTCTTGGGCCGTAATCCGAAGCTCAAGATCATTCAGGCGACGCACAATACGGAGTTGGCGGTACGATTTGGGCGTAAGGTGCGGGATTTAATAGACGATCCAGCGTACAAAGACATTTTTCCGGACACAAACCTGAAGGAAGACAACAAAGGTGCGGGTAAATGGCAGACAGACAGGGGTGGTGAGTACTTTGCTGCTGGTGTTGGGGCTGCGGTTACGGGTCGTGGTGCGGATTTATTCATTATTGATGACCCACATTCGGAACAAGACGCTCTAAGTGAGAGTGCATTTGACAATGCGTACGAGTGGTACACTTCTGGACCTCGACAGCGTCTCCAACCGGGTGGATCTATCATCCTGGTCATGACAAGATGGGGTAAAAAAGACTTGACAGGCCGTTTGATGGCGGCACAGGGTGGTGATACCATGGCGGATCAGTGGGAAGTGGTGGAATTTCCTGCAATTCTGCCCTCAGACAACCCATTGTGGCCTGAATTTTGGGAAAAAGACGCATTGTTGTCCATTAAGGCGTCACTTCCTGTAGGAAAATGGAATGCACAGTGGCAACAGACGCCAACTACGTCCGAATCGGCCATAGTTAAGCGAGAATGGTGGCAGGATTGGGACAAAGAGAAGATTCCTAGCTTGGATTACATCATACAGGCGTACGATACGGCGTTTTCCAAGAAACAAACAGCGGATTACTCTGCAATTACGACGTGGGGTATCTTTAAACCAGAGGAAGGTGGCCCAGACAACGCGATATTACTGGATGCTAGACGTGGTCGGTGGAATTTCCCTGAATTGAAGGAGATAGCCTATGAGGAACACGAGTATTGGGAGCCAGATATGGTATTGGTTGAGGCGAAAGCAACGGGTACACCGCTGATTGACGAGTTAAGATTGCGTGGTATTCCAGCTTTGGGGTTCTCACCGGGCAAAGGAAACGATAAGGTAACGAGAATGCACATGGTTGCGCCATTATTTGAAGCTGGTATGATATGGGCACCGATGCATGAGAAGTTTGCTGATGAAGTGGTCGAAGAAGTAGTTTCATTTCCTAATGGCGATCATGACGACTTTTGTGATAGTATGACATTAGCATTGATGCGTTTTCGTCAGGGTGGGTTTATATACCTACGTGGTGAGAACGAAGACGAAACAGAATGGAGGCCCCGTAAAAGGGTGTATTATTGATGGCATTACCACCTAACATGGTTACTCCAGGTTTAGATCTGGATGACACAGAGGGACTACCAGATGTAGAAATCCCTATCGATGTACCAGAAACCTTTCCAGGTGGTGCAGAAGTCATAGAAGACGGAATGGGTGGAGCCATTGTTCAAGCTCTGATGATGGCGGATGACATGCCACAGGAAGAGTTAATACCGTTTGACGCAAACTTAGCTGACTTTTTAGACGACGCGGTCCTTGGATCGCTGTCCTCGGAATTGAGGGGATCGTATAAAGATGATCTCGATTCAAGATCCGAGTGGGAAGACACATACGTCAACGGTCTTGACCTATTAGGCATTAAGACAGAGGACAGGACAACGCCGTTTGAAGGGGCAAGCGGCATTACCCACCCTATGGTTAGTGAGAGCGTGACTCAGTTCCAAGCACAGGCATATAAGGAACTTCTGCCATCGGGTGGGCCAGTTAGAACCAACATTGTGGGATTAAAAGATGCTTCTCGTGAGGATCAGGCTACTCGCATCAAGGACTTCATGAACTATCAGATTACGGAAGTCATGGAAGAATATGATCCGGACATGGATCAGATGTTGTTTTATTTACCGTTATCGGGTTCTACGTTTAAGAAAGTATACTTTGATCCTACGAAGCAGAGGGCTGTATCTAAGTTTATTCCAGCGCAGGATTTGGTTGTACCGTATTCAGCTACGGATCTAGCGACGGCGACTAGAGTTACGCACGTACTTCGAATGGATGAAAACGAAGTTAAGAAGATGCAGTACGCCGGGATGTACCGTGAGGTGGATCTGATGACTTCGGAAGAGGGCGACGAAGATGCAGTTAAGCAGAAGGTCAACGAGCTAGAAGGTTTATCAAAGAACTATAGCGACGATGTGCTAACGATTCTGGAGGTTCATGCCGATCTGGACATAGAAGGTTTTGAAGACAAGGACCCAACGACGGGTGAGGCTACAGGTATTAAACTCCCTTACATTGTTACGATTGACGAGAACTCCAATCAGATTCTGGCTATCCGTAGGAATTACGGGATGGACGATCCGATTAAGAAAAAGACTCAGTACTTTGTGCATTACAAGTTCATGCCCGGTTTGGGTTTCTATGGGTTTGGTTTGATTCACATGATTGGTGGATTGGGTCGAGCGGCTACTAGTTTACTACGTCAGTTGATCGATGCGGGTACACTAGCCAACCTTCCTGCTGGTTTTAAGGCCCGTGGAGTGCGGGTACGGAACGACGATGAGCCATTGCAGCCAGGAGAGTGGAGAGACATTGACGCCCCAGGAGGGAGCATCAGAGACGCTATCATACCGCTACCATACAAAGAACCATCGGCTACATTAGCCTCGATGTTGGGTGGGTTAGTTCAGGATGGTCGACGTTTTGTGGCGTTAGCCGATCAACAGATTGGTGACATGAATAACGAGATGCCTGTTGGTACGACTGTGGCTTTGATTGAACGTGGCATGAAAGTTATGTCTGCGATTCACAAACGTTTGCACTACGCACAGAAAACGGAGTTCCGTTTACTGGCGCGTATCTTCGCCGAGAACCTTCCTCCGATGTATCCGTACGCGGTTGCGGGTGCACCGTCACAGGTCAAGGCTGAAGACTTCGATGGTCGGATTGACGTCCTCCCAGTCAGTGATCCGAACATCTTTTCAATGGCGCAGCGGGTGACTTTAGCTCAAACGCAATTACAGTTGGCGCAATCTAACCCCCAGATGCACAACTTACATGCAGCCTATAGAAGGATGTATCAAGCATTGGAGGTGCAGAATATAGACGAGATATTACCCCCTGCTCCACAGCCACAGCCACAAGATCCAGCAACGGAGAATGCGGCTATGATTGGCGGTAAAACACCACAGGCATATCCACAGCAAGATCACGATTCACACATTGCAGCGCACATATCGTTGTTGGAGTTAAGTATACTACAGCAGACACCTGCGGTATTGGCGGCGTTGTTTAGTCATGTGTTGCAGCACGTTAATATGAAGGCAAGAACCATGGTACAGAGTGAGATCCAACAGCAGCAACAGCAACAGATGGCGTTGATGCAGGTTGGGGCACAGCCACCGATGCAACCACCGATGCAACCAGACATGATTGAAGCTCGTGTAGCGCAGGTAGAAACACAACTTCTGCAAGAGATTATGCCTATGCTCACGTATAAGGGTTCTGGCGGGGAGGAACAAGATCCTCTGGTTGGTATCCGTATGCAGGAACTGGCTATCAAACAAATGGAGACGGAGCAAAAATCTTCTCTTGAACAAGCTAAACTTCAGTTGGATCAGATGAAGATGGAGCAACAAGCTACCACGGATTCAGCTAGATTAGAACTTCAAGAGCAGATTGCGGATGATCGAAACGAAGTAAACCGTGAGCGTATTGATGTGCAACGTGATGCTGTGGCTCGTAGAGGATACAGATAGATGTCTGATAAACTACCAAAGGTAAGCATTGCTGTAGTCGGGGTTGTAATAGCTCAGATCGGTGGCTTTATTTGGTGGACGGCACAGCAAGCGAGTACGATATCTAATCTTGAAGAGACGGTAAACATTCTGACTGTTGAGAACAACGCTACGGATAAGACGAATCTAATTAGGGATGTGCAGCGTAATACTGATCATCTGCAAGAAATCATTGATATACTGTCAGAATTTTATGAAGACATGGAAGACGCCGACAATGAGATCTGGGAAGAGGTGGATCAGATCCACGAAGATTTAGGGGGTATGGCTAGTCATATGATGGCTATTGTTAAATTGCAATCTCGCATAGCAATTTTGGAGAAAACCGTTGAGTTTACGCGCAGCGATGGAATGTAAATATGGACCCATTAACAATTCTCGCTGGCCTAAAAACAGGGTTAGCTGCTGGTAAAACCGTAGCTGGTCTGAGTAAGCAGATTGGACAATTTTTTGACGCAACTGACCAAGCTAAGAAACAACTACAAAAAAAGGGTATATCAAGCAAAAGCGCCAATGCTACGGCGTTGGATCGCTGGGCGAAGGTTAGAGCAGCAGCAGAGGCTGAAGCTGAGTTACAAGAATGGATTACGCAAACTTACGGAAGATCAAAATGGTTAGAGCTATTAAAAATACGCAAAGAAGTTTTATTAGAAAAACGTGAGGCAGAAGCTCAAGCAAGGCGCGATGCTATAGAGCGGCAAGAGTTAATGGTTACTTTAGTAGGAATATTTGTACTTCTTATTATGACATTTATAGGAGCCACTGGTTATCTTCATTATATGGGGTGGTTAGATGTAAGGGATTATTTTCCATGATTTATGTTTTGGTTTTTTTACATTTTATTAGTACAGATCGCTTACAATACTATCAGATCGGCACATTTTCAGATAAAGAGCAATGCCTAGAGCAAGCAGAAAAAGCACAAATACTAGTGACGCACAACTCAATGAAGGTGACGTGCCTCGAAGTGAACAGCCAACAATAATAGAACGTGGGAAAAAGTTTGCAGCATATGATAAGTTTGGCAAATTAATTATTTTAGGTTATGATCAAAGAATAGTACAGGAGTATGCAGATGCCCAAAGCAAAGTACGATCTGAATGATAACGGCAAGATTGATCCAGATGAGCGTCAGATAATGCTTGAAGACAGACGCAGGATGATGGAGGACGCTGATGCCAAGCGTGATGCACAGTTACGAATGACTTGGTTTGCTCTAAGTGGAATGGTTTTATATCCTTTCGCTATCGTTGTTTCCTCTTGGCTAGGCTTAGAACAAGCGTCTAAACTACTGGCAGATATAGCTGCTGTGTATGTAGTTGCCGTGTCGGGTGTAACCGCAGCATATTTTGGTTTTACAAATATGGGGAATAACAAATAATGTTACAGTTTTTAACACCACTAGCAAGTCTGGCAGGATCATGGATTGACGCCAAGACTACAAAGCAAGCTGCTGAAGCCAAGTTAAAGCTTACAGAAGCAGAAGCGAAAGCAAAGATTCTACTGTCTGAGAAGACAAGCGTTGCCGATTGGGAACGGGTCATGGCGGAGAACAGCGGGTCAAGTTGGAAGGACGAATTTTTTGTAATTGTTCTAAGTATTCCATTAATTTTAGCCTTCGTTCCAGGTGCCGAGGGCATTGTAGATAGAGGATTTGAACAGCTTCAGAAGGCACCGGACTGGTATTTTTACAGTTTAGGTATTGCAATTTCGGCCTCTTTCGGTGTGAAAGGGTACAAACAGTTTGTAAGGAGAAAATGATGAGTTTCAAACTGAGTAGAAGAAGTCTTGATAGACTAGAAGGAATCGACGATGGCCTACAAGCCGTTGTAAAGATGGCTATTACACTGACCAAAACCGACTTCGGAGTTGTACAAGGTATGAGAACCATAGAACAGCAAAAGGAATTGGTAGCTTCTGGAGCAAGCCAGACTATGAAGTCGAAGCACCTTGATGGTAAGGCTTTCGACATCATGGCGTTTGTAAACGGACGGGCATCCTGGGAGTTGAATTTGTACGATGATTTAGCTGACGCAATTAAAGAAGCGGCGACTAATCTAAATGTTCCCGTATGTTGGGGAGCGGCTTGGGCTGTTCCTCAAAAGGGTTATCCAATGGATATCCGCAAGTGGGAAGGCACCATGGAAGAAGCCATGAATGCTTATATAGATCTACGTCGATCTGAAGGTAAACGTCCATTTATTGATGGGCCACATTTTGAACTTATAGATTAGGAGCCAGATATGGGAACTGTTGAAACGTCATTAAGACCGAAGATCAGACCAACCAAGAGACCAAAGAAAAGACCATCTGAAGAGGAGATGGCAGACATTGAAGCTGGGCGCACAATTAAACGTGCTAATCGTTTAGATAAAATGATAAGTGAAGAATCGGAAGGTCTTAGGGATAAAACACCCTTAGAGCCTGTTCAACAGTTCACTCTAGGTGGCGATGTCCGACATAACACTAACAGGGGAAAAACATATTAATCCCATGGACGCTGTTGATTTCGCAAAATATATGTATAAGGTACTACGAGAGCGCGAACAAGATATTGCAAGTGCTCTCGCACATGATGCTGCCAAAGACTGGGAGCAATATAAACTCATGGTAGGTGAGATACGGGGCCTTACCTACGCCCGTGAGGAAATAAAAGCCCTGCTGGAGAACCACGTAGACGATGTCGAAGACCTTATATCTTCCTGAACATGTCGCGCAGAAAATGAACAAAGACCGGGAGGAGGCTACAGCAGCCGACTCAACGTCTGTTGAAGGCGCATATGTTGACGCGAAAGATCGCGTATTAGATCCATCACTTATAGACAAACCGTTATCAGAACGCTTGCCTCAACCAACAGGCTGGCGTGTTTTGGTTATGCCTTATCAAGGTGCAAGCAAGACGCACGGGGGTTTATATATTCCTGATGAAATACGAGACCGTGAAGCGGTAGCCACGGTCGTAGCGTATGTTTTAAAGATTGGACCACTGGCTTACAAAGACCCGGACAAGTTTGGGCCTGACTCAGAGCCGTGGTGCAAAGAAGGCCAATGGGTATGCATTGGTCGGTATTCTGGTTCACGATTTAAGATAGATGGGGGTGAGGTTCGTATCATTAATGATGACGAAGTGATCGCAACTATTTTAGAGCCAGACGATATAAAACACGTTTAGGAGGTAACGATGGCAGAAGAAATTATTGAAGAGCAAAAAACAGAAGAAGAGGGCGTAGAGATTGAACTTGACGCCCCTGAAGAAACTAAAGAGGTTGTTCAAAAACCCGCCCCTGAACCGGAGATAAAGATAGAAGTAGAGGAACAACCGGAGGAGGTTGCTGCTTCTGAAGAATCTAAAGATGAGGTGGATGAATACGGAGCTAAAGTACAAGCTCGTATAAAGAAACTCACAGATAAGTATCGCAAAGAAGAGCGTGATCGTGAAGAAGCGGTACGCATGGCAGAGAAGCTTTTACAAGAAAATAAGAAGCTTAAATCTCAAGTTCATAATCTTGATAAAGGATATGTTAGTTCTGAAGAATCTAGATTAGAAACAGAAGTGGACTCCTTAAAACGTCAGTACAAAGAGGCGTATGAGTCTGGAGATACGGATGCAATGTTCTCCGCACAGGAGGCATTATCTAAAGTTGCGGTGGTACAAGATCGTGTTCGTTTAGCTAAAAATCGTCTGGATCGAGAGAAAAATGTAGAGCAGCAGCCTCAACAACAGGCGGCACCCACTACTCAAACACCAGCTAAACCTGATCCTAAAGCAGAGGATTGGGCCAATAAAAATGAGTGGTTTGGCGCAGATGAGGTGATGACTTATGCAGCGTTTGGGATACATAAAAAACTTATCGAAGAAGAAGGGTTTGACCCGAACACCGATGAGTATTATACTGAGGTAGACAAACGCATTCGTTCGGAGTTTCCACAGAAGTTCCCAACGGCGAAGAAAACGGGTGGAGCACAGGTCGCACCTGCTGCCGCTTCAGCAACCCGCAGTACTGCAAAACAGGGGCGCAGGTCGGTGAAACTATCACCATCACAAATTGCGATGGCGAAACGTTTAAACGTACCGCTAGAAGAATACGCTAAATATGTGAAGGATTAAGCTTATGGCAGATAGAACACCACGTAAAACCACCACACGAGAGGATGACTCTCGCAGAAAACCATGGGCACCGCCCAGTCACCTTGAAGCACCAGAAGCCCCTCCGGGTTATGTGCATCGCTGGATTCGAGTCGCAATGCGTGGCGAGGAAGACAAAATGAATGTCAACTCCAAGTTACGTGAAGGATGGGAACCCGTCCGTAAAGATGAGTATCCAGACTATGAAGCACCCACTATCGACGAAGGTCGTTACGAAGGTGTGATTGGACAAGGTGGTCTGATGTTGTGTCGAATACCTGTTGAAACAGTAGAGGAAAGAACTGCTTATTACGGGGGCAGAACCCGCGAACAGATGACTGCTGTAGATCAGGACCTAATGAAGGAACAACATCCTTCAATGCCGATTCAGAATGATCGGCAAAGTCGTGTAACTTTTGGAGGTTCTCGTAGAGACTCCAATTAACTTAAAGGATTGCTGATATGGCAAATACTAATGGTGCATTCGGACTCCGTCCGATTGGTGTAGTCGGTCAGGCTGCAAACACCACTGGTGCGACCGAGTATCGTATAGCAGCCGGAAACACTAACGCGATTTTCCAAGGTTCACCCGTAATCCCGCTGTCAACAGGCTTTATTGATAGAGTTGGCGCAGCGGCAGGTGGAACCGTGGGACTCGTAGGAGTGTTTTGGGGTTGCGAATATGTTTCGTCTACCACTGGTGAGAAAATTTTCGCTAACAACTGGCCTGGTTCTGGCGCGGATACTAATCATCCCGTCAAAGCTTTCGTGTATGATAATCCAATGCAATCATTTGTTATCTGTTCCGACAGTACGTTAACAAGTGAAGCAACTGCACGAGGACATGTGTTCGCAAATGCTAATTTCGCAGCGGGTCAAAGTGGTTCATCAACCACGGGTATCTCTTCTGCTACGTTGGCTGTGGGCACAATCGCCACCACTGCAAATTTGAACTTGAGAATCATGGGTATTCAAGATGACCCTGAAAATCAAGACTTCACTGCGGCTGGTATCCCTGTAATCGTTCGTTTAAACAACTCCTTCAATTCCGCCAATGGCGCGATTGCAGGTGGTACTGTTTCAACGACTGGCGTGTAAGGAGACTGAAATATGGCTATTTCTCGCGCACAACTAGCGAAAGAGTTGGAACCCGGTCTCAACGCCCTGTTTGGTATGGAGTACGATAGGTACGAAAACCAACATGCAGAGATCTTCACAACAGAATCTTCTGATCGAGCATTCGAAGAAGAAGTAATGTTGAGTGGTTTCGGAGCAGCACCAACCAAGTCGGAAGGTTCTGCTGTAAATTTTGACGACGCTAACGAAGCATACACTGCTCGTTACAACCACGAGACCGTGGCACTTGCCTTCTCAATTACTGAGGAAGCAGTGGAAGACAATCTATATGATCGTCTTGGTTCACGTTATACTCGTGCGTTGGCTCGTTCAATGGCACACACAAAGCAGGTTAAAGCTGCTTCAATTCTGAACAACGCTTTCACAGCAGGTGCTTCTGCTGGTGGCGACGGAGTTGCATTGTGTGATGCGTCACACCCACTTACTTCGGGTGGTACGTTTGCTAACGAACCAGGAACTGCGGCTGATTTGAATGAAACATCTCTTGAAGATGCTTTGATCAACATCGCAGGTTTTGTTGATGAGCGTGGTCTCAAGGTTGCTTTACGCGGCACAAAGTTAGTCATCCCACGTCAGCTACAGTTTGTTGCTGAACGTTTGATGGTATCTAACCTACGTGTTGGTACAGCGGACAACGATACGAACGCACTAAGATCAATGGGAATGTTACCAAGCGGTTACGCTGTTAACGACTTCCTAACTGATCCTGATGCATTCTTCATCATGACAGACGCACCTCGTGGATTTGTCCACTTTGAGCGTATGGCAATGTCCACTGGTATGGAAGCTGACTTCGATACTGGTAACATGAGATTCAAGGCGCGTGAGCGTTACTCATTTGGGTTCTCAGACCCACGTTGTGTTTTCGGTTCACCCGGAGCATAATTTATGTTATAGTGAGATAGTCTTTTTGCAAAGATTTACTCTCTCAATGACTGGGGCAACTTAGGTTGCCCCTTTCTTTTTATATTTCCTGTGGTATAGTGATGTCATCCCTGACAGTGACATGGTGTTACTGACATTAACCCAGACAGGAGATCGACATGGGTACAACAACTTTTTCTGGTCCTATCAGAGCAGGTAATATACGAAATACAACTGGTACTACAGTTGGAACAAACATAGCCAACGTTGGTTATGTTGTAATGGTTCAGCAACATGTAATGGATATTTCTGGCGGTGCTGTTGCAGCGGAAGCTACAAATATAGTAATTCCCGCTGACTCAAAAATCGTAGATGTTATCATTGATTTAGAAGTGGCTGCGAACACAACAACAAACATTAGTGTTGGTGTTGCTGGCGGTGCTGCAACCGCTATTGTTAATGCGGTAGCATCTGGCACAACCGTAGGTATTAAACCGTTAGGTGCTTCTGGTGGTGGTACACTTACATGGAAGAACACTGGTACATCCGATTTAAAATTAACAGCTACGTCAAGCGCAGGTACGAATGCGGGATCAGTTGTTATATCTGTAATGTACGCTCAAGCGTTTAACGCTACCGTTCAACCTTAATAGGAGACTTAAATGGCTGCTTCTATATTTACAAAGACAGCTACTGCCACTGGAGACCTACATACAGGCAGGACTCGTTTAAAGGCTTTCTATGTAAAGACAGCCTCAAGCGGGTCCCCTCAAGTAGTTTTCAAGAATGGTAGCGGTGGAGCAACGTTGTTAGACATGGTGTTCAACACCTCGGATGACGCACAGATATCTATACCTGATCATGGTATCATCTTTGAAGGTGACTGCCATGTAACCCTAACTAACATCACTTCGATAACCGGATTTTTCGGGTGAGTGTAAAGGAGATAAAACATGGCTGACGCAGCTACAGTAGTCATGAAGACTACGATTCTACCGGACGAGATAGCCAAAACTATCGAAGCCACAACAACAGTCAGCCCTGCTGACGCAAACG